GAAATACATTAGCTCCAGCAGATACTGCTTCATTACCAATGTTAACAGTACCAGTTAATCCATCCTCAACGACTTTTGCTCCACCTCCAACAAACGGAGTTCCAGTAGATCCAGTCGCTTCTGCACCTGTGGGTTCAACTTCAATAGATGGCACTATGGTTAAAGTTCCAACTGCTCCAGTTCCAGTAGATCCAGTCGCAGTATGATTACTTGCTCCGACAAGTGTTGCATTACCTACTGCTCCAGTTCCAGTAGATCCAGTCGCAGTATGATTACTTGCCGCTGAAATAGTTACACTACCTACTGCACTTGTTCCTACAGATCCAGTAACAGTTACTACTGTTTCTGGTGCAGCAGTTTCGTTACCAAGTGCAGTTGTTCCAGCAAGACCAGTGACTGCAAAACTAACATTTGTGAAAGCAGTTTCGTTGCCAAGTGCAGAAGTAGCACTAAGACCAGTAACTGCAAAAGATATAGGAATGTTAATATCAGTGGTGGGATCGAAGTCAAGAGTTGTTGTGGCAGATACACCAGTTAAGGATACTGCACTAGTTCCAGTAACAGTTACGCTTCCAACGCTTCCAGTTACACTAAAACCATCATCATTTACACCAAAGGCTGTGCTTTCACGACCACCCCAAGCATTTTGATCCCAACCACCTTCACCCCAACCTAGGAAAATAGGAACTGGAGCCGCTCCATGAACGGCAGGAATAGTTCCTAACGAAGAGGTTAATCCAAAACCAGTGACGCTAACATCAACATTAGTGAAGCCACCCCAAGGGTTATTACCCCAAGTGCCTTCCCCATATCCGAGGCTAGACATTTAAAACTCCTATGCTATACGAATGATAGCGTTTGAAGCGTCAGCAGTAGGGAATTGTATTGTAAAAGTTCCAGCAGTAGATGATTTATTAGATGTGAAATCTAACACACAAACAGCTTTGTTACTATCAGAGCTATTGTAAATCAGTGCTCCCATTGCAGTAATTGTAGCAGTTGTGAAACTTAGATCAGCAAAATCTGTTAATGCAGTTGTGCTAGATGTAGATGGATCTACTCTTGTTAAAGTACCACCACCAGAAGAATATGAACCACTATTTGCCACTTCACCAGTTGTAGTGAATGCAGTTGTCGTTGCTCCTAATGTTGCAGTTGTTGATGATTTACCACCACTACCTTCTGCATAAAGTGCTAGTTTAAAAGTGTCTCCACCTGAGTTTTTAAAATTGTGTACACCTTCTAATAACTCTTGTTTGAAGGAAGTACACATTGCTTGTGCTATAGCCATATTAGAGTCTCCTTATATATTCAGCCATTTCCTTTTGACCACTTGATCGCAAGGCTTGAATGATAGTACCACGCTCTTCGTTTCTTGCCAAGAGTAGATAATGATACAGAACTTTTTTTAAATGTTCTCTAAATTGATTTGCTTGTTGTCTTATATGTGCTGGTGCTTCATCTGAAATACTAACAATTTTATCAACTGCTAAGTCTGCTATCTGTTCGTTTGTCAAACCTCCTTTTTCAGAAGTCATTACACTTACCTTTCCAGCTTGTGATACTCCTACATTAAACATAGTTACTCCTTATAGGTTACATTAAAAGAAAAAGTTATTCTGAGTTTATCAGATTTTTTATTTGGTATTTTAACCGCGTGTCTTAATCCAGAAGGAAAAACAATTAAATCTCCCTCTTCTATGTCTGGAATAAAATCATCTTGCATTAACAAATCTTTAATAGATGGGTTATATCTTATTTCTGCGACTTGCGATACTTTCCAAAGAGAAAGAGGGTTTTTAAAGACTAATTTACCATGAGTCTTTGGATCATAAGAAATAAAATACACTCCACTTATAACAGAAGGTAAATGATGATGAAACTCTTGCCATTGAAAATCTTTGTAAGCATTAAACCAACTGTCTATTTGTAGTTTATTAAATTTATGTCCAAGCTCCTCAGCTATAGCTACTATAGGTTCTACAACTTTTGATGCACATAAATTAATTTCATGTCTAAAAAGATGATTATTTTCTTGTGATCTAAATGTGGTCCATACAGAACAATTCCAAGGAAGGTCTACTAACTGTGCTTCATTAAAGTTATTGTATATTTTATCGTAAAGTTTTTTATTATTCTCCTCCATATCTTTTATCTTTGCTCTGGCATACCAAGGAGAGAAGATAGGTTTAATCATTTTTTAAACTCCACTTTTTTAACTTAATAAAGTTATTTACAAAAGTTACTTGACGATCCATTTTATCGTATTTCTCAGAAGAAACATAATGGTTTTTTATTTTTAGATTTACTTTTTCTAAAGGAACAAATTGACATATTGGCTCACCTGGAACAATACTAAATTTGTTTATTGCTTGTATTACACTTGTGCTGTGTTGATAGTAAAAATCTAATATTCCATTAACAACAATAAAATTTACATTCATGTGATAATGTAATGCATTTGTCTGTAAAAAATTAACTTTGTTATTTGCTTTAATTTTCCAAGGTGGACATATTTTTTCAAAAACATAATCAACTTTTTTAAAGTATGGATCACTCCCTTCTAATGCAAAATTCATTGGTGAAATTGGAGTTTGTCCAGATCTTTCTTGTATATCTACATTTATATTATTGTTTTCTACTGTAATCGTAAAGAAGATCTCTGCCCAAGTAGGTAAAACTACTCCTCTGTTCATCAAGTCATGCATTCCTGGACAATGTCTAGGATGAACAACACTCGATTCTAATGTTTGAGTAGGTACTTCTTTAAAAAAAGAAGGCTTGATTTCATTACTTATTGGAAAATGTTCAAGCACAGAATCATAAGGAGTAAAACAGTCTAAAGTAACTGTTGGCGATCTATGAAAAAACATTATGCAACAGCCAAGTTTTTCTTTGCAAAATACCAACTCTCCTCAGATATATGATACGCATACCAACCTGTCCCTATGTATTTTTCTTTATCTAGAGGAGGGTTTCCTCTGTGTGTATGTGTCCAGTTTGCAGGAAAAATACACATCGTCCCTTTTTTTGGTTGAATTCTTCTTTTCTGATTTAAAAATTCTGTTTCTCCACCTTCTTCAATATCATTTAAGTACAAAGTCCAAACTAATTGTCTTTGCCAAATGATAGTGTTTTCGCAATGCCAAACATGATATCCTCCACCTACTGGAGTTTTTTGCCATTTAAATCCATCATAAAACCAAGTTCCTTTGTTCATACTTTCTTTAATGTGAGTATCATGTTCAGCATAAATATCGAGACCTCTTTTCAATTCGGCTTGAAAATAATACATTAATTTAGCAACTTCCTTGTCATTATTTTTCTGAGAATAGTCAGCTATCATATTGTATCCTCTAAATGAAATATCTTTTCTTTGTTTAACATTTTCAATTTTTGATTCGATAGCGTTAGATTCTTCAAATATTTTTATAATATCATCACAAAATTCATTTGGAACAAAATTTGGTATAATTAAAATATGGTCTTTGTAATTCATACTGTCCCTCTTACATAAGTTAAAAAATCTTTATGCTTTACTTTTCTCTCATTATCAAAAATAGTGTCTATTTTATGTTCTGCAACTCTTAATTTTTCTGACCAGTTTGCATTGTAACTGTTATATTCTTCAATAACGCTTAATTTATTACTCTCCCAAAAACCTATACCATGTAACACACTTGTAAAGTTAGGGGCCCAAAATAAAAGATATTGTGTGTGTTCAAAATCTTCTCTTATAGGTAATCTTCTTTGCCACTTTAATAAATTATTTTGTAAAGATAATGGCACATTAATTTTTTTTATATCTTTCCAAAACTCTGTGTCTTCTCTTTTTACCATATAATGAAGACAAACAAAATCTCTAATGTTCTCCATAATGTAATTAACTTTTTTATTATAGTCTTGTATATCTAACTCTGAATAATTATGTAAATAGTGAGCTAGTAAAAAACTTTGATTTATACTTGTTCCTATTGAGGTAGCCTCTAAAGGTTCAATAAAGTTTGCACTTAAACCTATGGCACAACAATTACCAATCCAAGTCTTATCTACTTTACCAGGATCAAATTTTATATGTTTAGCTATTTCTATTTCTTTGGGTAACCTTCTTTCTATTTCTTGTTTTGCTTCATCTTTATTAATATAATTGTTATCAAATATATAACCATTTCCCCATCTTCCATAAACAGGTATTCTCCAAAACCATCCATACTTCATGGCTTTTGCTAAAGTATAAACATTATAGTTGTCTGTATCTTCAGTTTGAAAAGCGATGGCTTCATTTAATTTTAAATATTTGTTATAAGACTCCCATTTAGCGCCTAACTTAGATATCAATAGACGTTTGAATCCAGTGCTATCAACATAGAAATCTGAAGTATATATTGCTTTTTCTCCAACAAGCTTTGATATATTATTGTTTATAATTTCTAAATCTAATATTTCATCTTCAATAATATTGATGTCATGTTGTTCGCATTTTTTTAATAAAAATTTATTTAATTTAAAAGTATTAAAATGAAATTGTGAAGGATATTTCACATCTAATGTGTCTTTAAAGTACAATTCGTTTTTTATGTGTAGTTGATCTGTTGTGACTATTTGATTTCTTAATAAATCACTACCATACGCACATAAATATTGAGAAAAAGTTTCTATGTGGTATGGGGTAACATTATGGAAATAAGGTTTTGGTGTCCAGTCTTCAAACATTACGCCAAGTTTTATTGTAGCATCTGCCTCCTTTATTAAATCAATCGGACTTATGTTACAATATTCCATAAAGTTTTTCCAATGTTCAGTAGAACCTTCTCCTACTCCAATAATTCCTATATCTTTTGATTTTATAATAACTACTTCACGGTAAGGAAACCTTATCTTAAGTATTAAAGCAGACACTAATCCAGCAGTGCCTCCACCAATTATTGTTATTTTATTTTTCTTCATAAGATAAACCAGGTATATCTTCTCGACCAATTAAGTTTGGTTTATCAATAGCGTTAGGAGGTTCAAGTTTAGATTTCTTAGTAATCAACATTTCTCCTTGTGTAGTTGTAGACACTAAAGGATCTTTTAATCTATGGTATCCATATAATTTTTGATCGTCTGGTATATTCATGTCAAGCAAAGAAGAGCTATTTGCTATGTGTATTTTAACACCTTTTGATACAGCAATAGCCAACCAAAACTCACAACAGGCTCTGCCTGCTTCTGCAAAAGCTACATCTTTGTGTGTAAAATCTACACCATATATGTGCATATCTGTAATCTCTTGTGACACAGCGTATGCAAAGGCATAAGCTACAGTGTTATTTAAATAAGCGTATTTTGTTTTTTGTAATACTTCTTGTAATGGATATTCAACTACATCTGGACATCTTTTATCTAAACAACAAGAAAAAATAGGTATATTAAGTTTAGTTTGTAATCTATCTGCCATAGAATTTGTTTGTTTACCAGCGTTAGGAGTATCAAGAAACCTTGACGGAGGATCCATCATAAAACATTTATCATGGTAAATAACTGAAGACATACTGTTGATTGCCCATACTTCATCAAACTTTTCACTTCTTATTTTAGCTAGTATGTATTCGTGAAAACTATTACCTAATGCTACAATTGCAACGCTTTTCATAATGGACTCATTTTCTGAATAGGTGTATACTCAATTGATTCACCATCGTTTTTATATATATCAAACATAAGATTAAAACTTATTATTATCCTATCATTAACAGATTTATTTGATAAAGTGTGATGTGGAAGCCAAGAGGGAAAAAGCACCATCAAATTTTCTTTTATTGGAACATGAAATTTTACTCCATCAAAAGGAAAACCTTGTAATACTCCACCTACATTAAGCATACTTTTAGCGATCCACGCAGGATCAGTAAAGATAAGGTCTGAAGCACCCTCTTCTGCTTGAACATAATACACACCACTCATCAAACAATTTCCATGAATATGTTGTGGTATGTACCCGCCTTGTGGATAAAAAGTTGACCAAAGATTACCAACAGTAACATCAATGCTAGTTAGGTCATGTGTTTCTGATAACATGTGTCTTGAGAAATCACAGATAAAATTAGTGCATTCATCCCACTCTGAGTTCTCACGCAAGTTCTCTGATAAAAAAGTTGTTACTCCTTCTTTATCTTTTTCTGCTTGATTATTTGATCTTTTTCTATATTCCCAACTTCCAGAAACAAGACCGTCTGCTTTTGGTTTCCATTTATAACAAAGATCTTTTAATTTTTTATGAAAAACTTTATTATTGTGTTCACCTTGATAAATCGGTACAGAGAAAATATTTCGTTTAAATTGCAAGAAAAGCTACCTTACTAAGTTTTTGGAACTCTTACCTGTCCATCTCTATAAGAATCTGAATAGTTTCTACCTTCTGCATAGGTCTTGAGTCTACTTAAGGCTTCTGTATACCGCGTGTTATATAGTTGAATCAAGTCATTTTCGCCTTTCATAAAAGTGTATGCTTCCACAAGAGTGGCATATAAAAGTGCATCTGGTGCATTTGTACTAATCCATGTGGTTCCAGAATCATCTGTTGTTAATGAAGTTGGTCTATAATAATAGTGTATTTCAACTGTAAAATTACTATTTGGTGTCGGTGCAATAATAAAATTATCAACGTCAAACTGTGCGTAGTAAATAGGCAGTCCAGTTGTACTTGGATTTGAGGTGTATTCTTGAATAAAGTTTACATCTTTTTGTAATAAAAATACGTTTTCAGTGCTGGCATTTACAAACGATAAAGAGTGAGTAGCTAGATAGTCAGAAGGTTTTTGTAAAAATTTATTACCATTCGTCATGGTTCCAGTAACATTTTTTCTAAAATAATCTAGGTCAACAGACTTAAATATTCTTTCTTCTGCGTTACTTATAAAGAAAGGTATTTCTGCTGTAAATGTAGACTCATCATTCTCTGTCCAGTCTTTAATAGATTGAGTTAAAGTTGTTAATGTAAAGCTCATGATGTACTCACTGTTACTGTGCCAAGACTAGTTGTAGCTGTAAAGGCTGTTAATTTTTTACCTATTATACCATCTCCTGAATTTGTGTATACCACAAATGCAGTTAAGTCTGTATCTTGATTTGGTCTTGGTTCATACAACGCTGTTGGATCTGGGCCAGGATAATTAGGTTCTAATTGTGGGTGTTTAGGTTCGTACTCATCTGGACCTACTTTTAAACCATTCCATTCTTTTATCATATCACGAAGACGATAACGAAATCCAGATCTGTCTGAGT